GGTAATCGATTGCTTGTCGGCCTGGTCTTTGCACAAGCAATAAAGAACATCGGCTAGAGTGACTGGATCGGAAACGAGTTTCGAAAGTGACTTAAACCCATCGTCGACCAGTGAATATAGATCGATACCCAACAAACCTCGGATACGTTTGACGGCCGCGACATTGATGGCAACTTCCCAGGTGCGTTGGGAGTTGTCTACAAAACTGTGCATTTTCTAAATTCCTTCCAAAGGTAGACAAGATGAATCAAGCGTTAGGCAACCGTCATCCAGCTCGGAGGATTAGCTGCAAAAGTTGGCTTGGCAGCGACTGACACGGTGATGGCTTCTTCGAGGGCTTCATTACGTGAGAAGCTAGCGATGCGGAAAGTAGCTCGTAGGCCTTGCGAACCGCTGCTGCCAGCACCCGTTATGAGTCCATCCATCACGGCGAATTCAATGTTCGCGTTATTCAAAAAGGCATCGCGAATTGCGGTGAAATCAGCGTCGGCCGTGTCCCAGACCATTTCGAATTCAAGCGAAGCGTCTTTGAGGGTTCCCACGGTTGCTCGCCAGCCGTTATTGCTTCTCGTCGAGACATCCGCTTCTCCGGCTTCTAAGCTAAGAGTTAGATCGCGGACGTTGCCGACGAGATCCCAGACCGGAGTCGCAAACACACCGGTGTTTCGATAGAGCTTTGCATCAAGGCCCAGTTTGGCTGGCATATTTCGTACTCCTTAACGAACGCTGTTAGCCCACAGCGGGGGTAAGCGATCTTTGACTTTTTCCAGTGCTGGTCCCATGAATGGCCGTTTGGGATAACGTTCTCGCCGAAATCGACCTCCGAACTCATGGGCTTTGCCGGCAACACCGACGACATCGAAGTCGGGGCCGATCAAAGCCACACCTCGCTGCTTATCCACGGCGTACACGATGGAGCGTTTCAGTTGGCCGCGACGTGTGTTAGGTGGTGTGCCAGGCATCGCTGCCGTTTGGCGTCGACGGATCGACCGCCGAGCCATCAAACGAATCGATGCAGCTGCATGCCCAAGGCTTTTAAAGTTGCCTTGTTGCGCTTTCGCTTTGACCCTGTCGAACGATTTTTTCGTGGTGACTTTGACATCGATCATGGGTTATGGGGCTGTGAATCCTTGAGCGTTGACGTAAATGGCAGCACCGGTGGCGATACACGCAAAGTTCAGTGCCGTATTCGCGGTTGTTTTGAGTGGATTCTCAAAGATGATTTCAGACATTGGTGCATTGGCTGGCAAATGACCACGCCAGATGATCGCAGCGCCATCTTTGAGAACAATTTCGGTTGCGACCGCAGAATTGTTGGAGAGTTGCAGGGAGCAGATGTAGCGCCGCAGTCCTGCCCCGGCTGCTGGCGCGAGCACAACATCGGTCGTATTAATGACTCCACCGGCCGCTGCGACACTGGACCATTCGAGTTCTGGTATCTGCCATGGACGAGTGACCAAAACACCTTGCAAGGTCGAAACCAAGTCTGCCACGTCTCCAGTAGCGACGCTTGCGTACGCTGCCGTGAGAGCACGAGCCGCCATACGGACGGGGTTACCGCTGATCACGGCGTCGTGGGCCGCTTGGCCAGCCACGTTGGCCGTTACGGTTCCGATGTTGGTTGTGGCTGCGGTTGCCCCGGTTAATATAACTCCAAGCCCCTGACCAATGACCGTTTGGCCTCGGCCTGCGGTGATTTCGGCTGTCAGTTCCGCATAGTCTTGGCAATTGATGAATTGGGATTGAAAGTTGATGTTCGCCGCAGGTGCTGCCGCGAGCGCGATTTGTCCCGAACCGGCAATATAAGCACCTCCGAAGATGGTTCCGTTCAGATCAAGAGTGTTAGCATCGATCACGGTGGCGGAATAATTGCCACGCAAAGTCATTCCGTTGTTGGTGACTCCGCCCAGATGGTCAACCCAGATTGTCGGTGTGCCCGTATAGCCATGGGCTGTAGAGGTAAGTCGAATGACATTCCCAGGACCAGCGATTGCATTCGTCACGCCTCGAAATGCTTGATGGTTCATGGATCGGATTCGAATCTTGTAAGTTGCTGTAGGATCCGGAATCTGTTGGTGACGCACGTACGAGTTCGAACGCCCACCCGTCGAATCCATCACTCGGGAGTGGAAATAGCACTCATCGGAAAAGGGTTCAAGCTCCAGGATCGAGTAAGCGGCCGTTGTGACGATCGTCGAGACTGCCGAAGCTATGGGGGCTAGGCCTCCATTCTGCACGCTATAGACCATCTGAGTTACGGTCATGCTTGCAGCGCCACCGATATCGACGTTGAGACTCTGTTTGCCATCCGGTATTCCCGTGATTGGATCCACGGATATTGCTTCGATAATGTGGTGCGTGTTGGCTTGGCGTGTTGCACCCGACAGCACTGCAATCATTGCACGGAAAGGAATTGTGAACGTTTCTTTCGAAAGTAGTTCGACGAATCCGCCTGCGGTCGTTCCCGAGGAGATAGTCAATACACCGGCCGACACGCTGGCCGTTGAGCCGCCGCTGGTGTTTACTTCCCATTGATCGGTGAGTGGTCTCGTCCAAGAGTCACGGAACTTCTTTTGGATCGATTTGACCTTGAACATATCGTCCAGATCATCCAGTCCCGGAATGTCGCGAGTGACTCCGCGTGAGTTAGTGAACTGCATTCGATAAGGTCCGACGTCTCCAGTTGTCATCTTTTATCTCCAAAGCCGAAACGTGAGAGTCAGGACGCTGGTGAATTGCCGCAGTTCTAACAAATGGTCAGGTGCATAGACCGGTGTATTTTCAACGCCAGTGCAGCGGGCACCTGGATAACTCGCTAGTGGATTGGAACGGAAGTGATCGCCGATCTCCTCGACCAAGAGCATCAGCGAATCGATGATTTCGATTTCGTTGGGTGTTTTCTTTTGGACTGCTACGTCGATCTGGTAATCAAAGTTGTCGCGCGACCGATCGAGCGACGAAGTGGTGATGCCTTTTGGGACAACCGTTACCTTCAATTCAGACATCGACTGAAGATCGAAGACCGGTAGATAAAGCCGCTGGGCCGTAAACGGCTGGCTGAATGAGTTTCCATTCAGCTCAGCGGTCACGGCATCTGCGATTGCAACGATATTGGCGGGCATTATTCAATCCCAATCTGTTTGGTGTGGATTCGAAGCAGTCTTCGGTGGGGATCAGACCACCGCCAGGTTGGTTCGCTTCCGGGAACGTTGACCTCATAGACGTAAATCTTGCCGTTGTCGGCTTCGCGAATCGTGTCACCACGCTCCGGCACAACCTGCGAACCGGCGAGTACCAGTTCGTCAGGTGGAATAAGAAAATCACGATCGGTCCATTGCATGTGGACACCACCGTAACCATCTTCGAGTTTCAGTAGCGTCCGTCCGATGATGGCCGTGACGCTTGTCTGGTTGGCTCCCCTAACGTAGACAACCGTTTTGGACGCATGTGTCTTGAGCTGTTTAGCGAGCCACTCTTGCCCTAAGCGAAGTAGGTCTGCCATAAAATCCTCCGCTTAAGTTTTGATGTTCGGTGGTGGCTTGCTGTTTTGCTCCATCAGTTTGAGCAGTTGTTGGTCTTGGTCCATCAACTGCTTGAATTGCTCATCGTTGAGCAGCGTATTACCACGGGACTTGCGAATAATCCGGAATCATCCGGTTCTTGAGGGGCTGGCTTGATTCGCGGACGTTCAATGATGGAGTCAATGACATCATCCTGCACTTGAGTATTGGCCACTAAGGGCATCGGCCACTTCAGCGGTTTGCCCTGGGTTGTGGAAGGAACTTGGGCGAGCACAGAGAGTTCCTTCGTCTGGGCACTCACTTCCTTAGCACCTGCAGGTAAGGCTTCCAAAGTTGTTGGTAGTTTCCCACGCATTGCACTAAGTAAAAATGGTGTTGATTGTCCTAGGCCTTCACCCCCACCTGCCCAAGTCAGTAGTCCCACAACTCGCGGTCCTTCATCCGTGTAGTCGATCAAGCTCGAACCGCTACGACCGCCGATAGCTTCCGGTTTCCAGGAGAGGATCTGACCTTCTTTGCGATTGAGCCGGAGAACCTGCAAGCTGGGCCATTCGCAACGCGGGCAACCAAACGTTGTTACAGAAGAATGGTTGTTGGGGTAGCGATCCGCTAGTGGGAT